AGATATACTGAATAAAAGAGTTAAGCACAGAGAACCTTGGAGACCCTTTGCTGGGATTATACCTGAGGAAAATGTCAGTGAATACTTTGAAGAGGCATTCTCTACACCTCACATGCTTTACTCTCAAACTGTTAAAAGTGATTTAATTCCTGCAATAACACATGCTGATGGTACATGTAGGATTCAAACACTTAGGAAAACATGGAATCCAAAACTCCATGAGTTACTAACAACTCTAGATCCTCCTGTAGTTGTTAATACCTCATTTAATGATAATGGAGACCCAATAGTAGAGTCACCATACTACGCTGTTCAAGCTTTTCTTAGCATGGATATTGATTGTTTGGTTATTGGTGATTATATAGTAGATAAATAATCCAGTACAAGTTAGCTGTCCAACTATGGCATTTACAGCAAATCGTTATTTGGCAACCTTTAATGAAGGTGCTGGCACTGATACAAAAACAGTCGAAGTATTCGCTGCTGATGACTCAGATGCCTCGAAAAAAGTAACAATCCTATTCACTAACGCAACCAACATTGTAGTTTCTACTCCAACCTAATGTCCCGTCAACTGATTGTCTATAATGGGGCAGACGGTTATTGCAATGTCGTTGTGCCCTCTGAGCAGTGTGTTCTTTCCGATGAGGATATTATCGCAAAGGATGTTCCTGTGTCTGAATACTCGGTAATCACCCACACCGAGTTACCTACTACAACATTTAGAAACGCATGGAAGTACAACCACTCAAGTTCGACTGTGGATGTGGATCTTGCAAGTGCAAAACAAATTTGCAAGAAAAATCTGGAGAGCAAGTATCTTCAGACCAGAACAGAAAATCAGGAGACAACAGCCCTAGCAGAAATGAAGGGAGAGTCCCCGTCTCTGAAGGATAATCCTGCTGTTCCATATTCTACTATCGACTCTGCAACCACTGTTGCAGAATTAGAAGCATTAGTCTAGATCAGGTCGTTAAAGGCAACTTTACCGCCGTCCTCACTAAACTGAGACGACTCCTGATACTGTACTAAATCAATTGCATCATCAATGAGCTGATTCACATACTGCTGACGCAGTACTTGGATCTCTCTTTTTTTGTTGTTTTTTCTAGTTTCTACCAACCAGTTAGATACTGCTGTTGTTGGATCTAGATCCTGCAGGGCGTTGTTTGGATCTGGTATGGTGAATCCTTGATCAACTGTAAGACCACCAGGAAGCACCAGTCTTCCCTTACTATCCCTAACCTGTTTGGTTTCGTAATGGTGAACTTCGTTCAGAGCAGTTCCATATTTTTCTTCTGCAATTTCATACAGAATTCTAGATGAAAGTGGCCACTGATCTTGAACACTAGTAATGTTAGCTGATAGCAAAACTATCCAATCAAGATCTGGATCTTCATAGAGTCTTTCTGCAACACTATCAGGTCTCTCACCATCTGAGATACTATAAGATTGAAAACTGGTAATATTTGCAAGAACAGATTTGTTTAACTTGACTCTAGTAAAAAGATTTTTTACTTCAACATACTGTTCTCTCTTCCCGCCTTCCTGGGCAGGATTGATGTATTTAAAGTTAGGTAAAATATCGAAATATCGGTCTTGTGTCATTAGAAACCAGAGCCTCCTTGATAGGTTTCATAGTCCTCACGATAGATAGGTTCTAACTCCGTGAAGTTGAGTGATAGTTGCATGTGAACTGGAGTTCCCATACTATCATTGTAACTAGCGTACTGACCAGAACCAGTGTAGTTGACACCAACATTTGTCAGAGCGCAGATCTTAAATCTATTTAAGAATCCATGCACTTGTGTTCCTTTTCTGTATGAAAGTCTCCATACATCAGGACTGCCAAGGAATAAGTTATTTGTTCTTCTTGCTGCTGATGATTTCTTTAATCTGTAAAGTATCTCTCTAATTTCTCCAGATTCTTTTTCATCTCTAGGTGTTAAGTCCCAAGCAAAGTTAAACGGTCTTAATGCTACACCATTAAATAGCAATTCAAGGTTTTGGTTTACAATCTTACCTTGAGTTCTTGCCATGAAGTCTCCCGCTCTGATATTACTACCAGCGACAGCGTTAATTGCGGAAGCAGCTGCCAAGTCTCTAATATAATTTCTTATTTCAGTACCCACTGCGGGTTGTCCTGCTGCACCAGCGTTATCAGCAATTGTACCTCTTGCAGTATTAAGAGCAGCTGAAGCACCAGCCATAAGTCCATTCGTCGCCGTCGCTGAAGTGAGACCGCCTGCTGCCGCGTTATATCCAGCACCTGCTAACGAACTAATTCTAGATTCTCCCCATCCAACAGTATTTGCCGATGCAATCTGATTAGGCATAGGCAGCACAATATTATACTTTGCTTTTTCCGTCTTCAATCTCTGAAAGGGAGAGTTAGCACCAGTAAAATCTGGCATCTTGCCAGACGGTTTATATTCAATTGACTCAATCAACATGTAATCTGTTGATCGGTCCATCATATCGTATGGGTAACGATAGATTTTAGCCATTAGTTTTTATTGTTATTTAGTGTCTCCATCTAGCTCCATGCAATCAAAAGCATATTGAGACATAATTGCAAACAATCTCAATTTTAGGGAGCGAAGATGCTCTTGTTCTTCAGGAGGTCTTGCAGGAGACCCTGGCCAAGTTTCATGTGCATAACAAATAATTGCATAAAGAGATCTTACCTCTTGTATACCCATGTTAAAACTTGCATACCAGTCGTCTTCGTAAAGATCGAAATCGTTAATCTCTTTGCCTCCAATCATCTGGTTTCTCCTGTTTGAACCAATTTTTGATATCGTCAGCATCACTGAATCCCTTTTTATGGTTGGATGGATCGGGATCTCCTAAACCCATCCTATTCAGAAAATCATCGGTGCTTCCTTCTTCAATGTTTTGAGATGCTTGGCGTCTTGCCATTTTTAACATCTCATTGGCAGATGTATTTGCCTTAGCAAGTTTTTGTGCCCAAATCATGTCATCTAGTTTCACATCTTCATTGTTTGCGATACATTTACAAATAAACTCCAATCGGAGGCGATATTGAGTGGAAAGCATAAAAATATAAAAAGTGCTATTCTTTTGCCAATATTTATGTTGACATCTTTAAACTAGCGTAGGATAGTGACCGTGCATCATCAATTTCATTGGGTTTTATCGTGTATAGCTGACTTTGACATTCTCCCCAAGTGTAGTTTCTGCTCTTACCCCAGTGGAAATTAAATCCCCTAAAACCCCACTGTTCTACATCTGTACACATAATTAGTGGGTGTTGGTCATACCTTATATTTGGCGTCTTAGCAGTATATAAAAAAGTATAATATTGTCCTGGTTCTGGCACTATCTCCATGTCATCTAGAACTGACATTAGTTCCAGCATGGTATCTTCTGGGTTTTCTAAACCACTGAATTTATCTACAATTGGTTGAAGTCTACTCATACTCCTAGATTATCTTCTGTTAAGATTTTGAATTGATATAAGTGATCTTTACAATATTCTTTCGCTGCACTCCATTTTGCCTGATTCTTAGCATACTCAGTCACTTCTCTAATATAAGTAGGAGTTCGTTGTTTTTGTTTTTTAGGTTCGATGCATTGTTTTTTAGGTTTTACTTCTATAATATACCTTTGTACCTTACCACCTTTTTCTCTAACTTTAATATAAAAATCAGGGAAATATCTATGTATTCTTCCGTCAAGAGGTGAGCGATATGGGATAACAATCTCTTCGCTACCCCATTCTAATATGTTTGGGTTGCGATCACAGTATGCCATGAACTTTCTTTCCCATAAACTGCGATAAATAATGTTACTATGGTCTCCTCGATATTTTTCAATATTGCTAGGGCGATACTTACCTTTATATGCCATTAATTAAAAAATGTTTCACATGGAGTATTTAGTGTGGGGTTAATCAAGGACAGAGATCCAAGACGCATACAGACCCAATCTATTAGCAAACTTTTTCAAGAAGTAGCGACTACAAGTCACTATGAGGTCTTCTTTCAGTCCTTACCTTCAAAGCTCATCAAGTTTATTACAGACAGAGATGATGAAGTAACTAATAAATTTATATTCAGAGATCTTGGTCTCTTATGTAAAACTGCTTCCTTACCAGGAACATCATTTGCAACGGCGCAAGTGTCTGGACATGCTATGGGAATCATTCAGAAATATGCCCATACAAGGATTTATCCTGACTTTACTATGTCTTTCATAGTCGATGATAAGTATCGGGTTGTTAGATTTTTTGAGTTGTGGCAGGAATTTATTTCTAGTGGTGGGGCAGAGAATCCAACTAGAAGAGCTTACTATCACAGGATGGAATATCCTGTAGACTATAAGTGTGAAACTTTGCGTATTCAAAAATTTGACAAAGATCATAAGCATGATGTAGAATACACATATGTAAATGCTTTTCCCAGGAGTCTTGCACCAATAACAGTTTCTTATGATCAAAGTAGATTGCTAGAGTTGTCAGTCACATTCACATATGACAGGCACTTCTTTGGTGGACTAGATAAATTGAGTAGATCGTATAGATCTGGTCAACTTAGAAAGTATAACGATCCATTCCAGTTCGTTAACACTAACCCGAAACGGAGCAGCAGTCCTGTAGGACAATCAAAAATGAAGTTTGGTGATTTTGGTGGCTCTGATCTTAATATTGATTACTCTAAGTATGATATGAATAAGAACTATTATGATCCCAAAATCAAAACCAACGCTTTCACTGGAGACTTTAATTTCAATTACAAGGGCGGTCTTGCTGATGGAATCGACTACTCTGGTAGTACATATTGGCCATCCAAACAATAAATAACCCACTGACATAATACATCATGCCTTTACCAACGATTGCAACACCAACTTATGAGTTGACACTGCCATCATCAAAAAGAAAAGTAAAATATAGACCTTTTCTCGTTAAAGAAGAAAAAGTTCTTATCATGGCAATGGAGAGTGATGATCTCTCTGATATTGGAAGAGCTATTAAAGATGTCCTTTCGTCATGTATTTTGACTCGTGGCATCAAAGTAGATAAACTATCTACTTTTGACATTGAGTACCTGTTCTTGAATGTTCGTGGTAAGTCTGTTGGAGAAACCATTGACTTGCTCATTACTTGTCAAGACGATGGAACTACAAAAGTTCCTGTAAGTATTGCTATTGATGAGATTAAAATCAAGTATCACGAAGATCACAATCCAGATATTAAACTGGATGATACACTGACAATGCGTATGAGATATCCGTCTCTAAGTGAGTTTATCGCGCAAAACTTTGGTGCTGGTGACAAACTAGAACAGTCATTCGATGTGATTGCTGGTAGTATTGACCAGATTTTCTCAGAAGAAGAATCGTGGGAAGCAAAGGATAGTACAAAGAAAGAATTGATTCAATTCATTGAACAGTTAAATTCAGCTCAGTTTAAACAAGTTGAGAGGTTTTTTGAGACTATGCCTA